GTGGTTTTGGTTTTGTAAATGAATAATTTTTATTCTAATTCCTCAATAATCATACGATTAGTACCAACATTTGAAAAATACTCACCACGAGTTCTTTTATATGCGTTGTAAATAGACGAGGTTTTCCTAGCAATATCAGGTATACGGGTAGCACCTTCGTATACTTGTCCAGCTGACGGGACATATTGCTTGATTGTCTTCCACATTGACTCAATAGATGGAAATGTGTCAGTTAAGGAAGGTTCAACTAATATTTCTGGATTAGTGAGAGGAGCACTGTTACCAAACTCTTGAATTCCTTCAAGATTGATAACCGCCTCAAAATACACTAATGTACTAGCGGGAAACCCTTGACCTGCAATAACTGCAGCGCCAGAGTCAAACACTGATCCGCCAGTGTAACCTATAACAGGAGCAGTATTGAACCTAAAAGAGTCAGGCCCAAGCGGGTGAACTAAAGCACATCCACCTGTTGCTCCATAACCATTGTTTAATGAAGGACAAGATGCTAATGTATCAACACTCTTAGCTGTCAAATCTGCAACAGATGTCGCATTAATGCAGCCAGCGTATAATACACCAGGTGTCCCTGTGGCAGGTACCATTGGAAATACCTTAATACCAGCAGAAACGACGCGCGCCTCACCACATGAAGCAGCAATCGCAGTAACACCGGAAAATGCTTGACCATTTGTCCAGGTAGTTCCTGCATGACCCGAAATATTTTGATAAATAGCAGGAGTGCTTGACCCAAGAGATGGCGTCAAAGCTAAAGCAAATGACCCATCAGCATTAGTAGTGAAATTACCACGACATAAACCAGTATACAAATCTGAAGGAACCAGACAACCCCACCCTAAGCGGATGGGTCCATGTTCAAATGGGTCATTCAGTGTATTGGCATATTTCGCAATTGCATCATTACGTGCAGGATTGGTCCTAGCTTTCCTTTTTCGAGGATTACGACGGCGTCGAGCTCCATTTTGTAACAATGGTCCTATAAAGGCATTAGTTAAAGCTCGTTTATATTGTCTAGTAACAGATCGCTTAGCACGTTTCTTGTTAGACAACTCGGTTTGAAGTTTTAGAGTAGAAATAGTATTACTCATAGTCGATTATATTATATAGTTCGACGATACACGTTTAAATATCGACTGGGTGGCCCAAGTACCACCCACCGTCAAACTACACCACACTTTATGTGGATTTGGCCAAAGGCCTGGGGGCCCATCTTCTTACAGATGAGTCAGGTTTGATATTATCTCTCCTGTGTGGCGGTTTATACTTGCCATCTCCCCCTTTAAACACGGGCCGGTTATTACATAAAGTTTTATTAACTCTTTTCCCGGTTTCGTGTTTCTTCGCTGATGCGGACGTATTGTTAGCTCGTACGATGTCGCCATTTAACACAACATCATTCTTAACTACTACTTTTGTTTCGATGTCTTCAAACAAAGGTGGCACAAGAGGATCCCTTGACCCATCTCGCACACTTAAAATCCAGTCATTGAACTTATCAAAATCGAAGTTCGGCATGTTAATCTTAGCACGTTCATCCATCCAATTACCAACATTTTCATTTGGAAATTGAACGGATTTCTCATACATTGAAAAACCATTAGCTATACCGCGTATCTCAAAGCTGTGCTCTTTCTTATACCTAGATAACACAGCATCAGAAAATTGACCGACGATGGGCGTATTATGATCTGTTAAATCATATCCCATAACCTTTTCAATCAATTTCATCATTGGAGTAATTGTCGGTGGCAGACTGTGCGTAACATGTAATTTAGCCAATTGTCTTCTAATATCACACATGGAATTTAAATCTCCATGCCAAACGTATTTCGAAAACTCTCGACTTAAAAACGACACACCTGGTTCGCCCCTCTTAATTTCCATAACTTCCAATACTTGACCTACACTGGCACACGCTTTAACATATGCAGCTGGATTGACATTTTTCGTCAAACCATCATCTCCACCATAAATACCTAACTTAGCAAATGCTTCTTTTGGTGTTAAAAACCTACCCTCCACACGAGTGGTACGTAATGCAACATATGCCATGAATGCATTATCGACTGTATTAAAATCGGCAGTCTCTGAGGATCCGGAATTGCGGGCCTCCCCAGTCTCATACTTATAACCGAATTTGGTTCTTGCACGTTGGTTCTTTTGTGATCCCATAAGCTCAACTAACCGTTTGGTATATTCCTGTCTAAAAAATCTTACTAATACTATATGCTCCAATGTGCGAAGAAGTTTAGACACACGGCCGTCAAAACGGCTCAAATCAGTCAAAACGACCGAATATGCATCACCACAAACTTCACACACACGAGCAGCAATTTCTACAGGAGTTTTCCCAAAGGCATACCAATCTTGAGTTTTCAAATGCGCACTAAAGGCGTAAATGAATGCAGAATAATGTAATTTATTAATACCAGGGACGGTTGAAATTACTCGCGGGTCCTTAATATCCTGGTACGCTTCTGCCTTAATAAAACTCTTAATCGGCTCATCACTAATATCTACTGGCATATTAGCAGCTTGGTTCAAAATAATACGTTGATTAGGTCTGTTTTGCCTAGCAAAAACTTCATCTAAATCAACAGGTACAGCGGTATTTTTAAGATTATCTGGAATAAGCATTTCTGCAAATTCATTCATTAATGAATGCAACATGGGATTAAGTTCGAGATCATCACTTGGCCTGACCTCCACTATTCTTCCTTGTATTGCACGTATGTCGTTGGCTAATGTTTGATCAGGAGCAAAACATTCCTTAATCATAGGTGTCATGAATGGCGTAAGCGTAGGTTTAGCTTCAGGATCATAACTATTAGGATCAAATTGATACCTCCCGATAGAAGATTCCATTGGAAAAACTATATCATTTTTCTCTTCATTCACTTCACGATAATGTTCTACTAATGTCGCAGCACTAGCTGGATTATCAGTTTGCAACGTGGTCTTAACCTGAGCCATTGTCAACTTTACCCCGCTTGTTCGCGCCATGGATGCTAATGCATCAGCTTGATCAACAGGAATACTAGCACATATATATGTGCCAACACGCCCAATTGACCTAACTATGCCATTAGTAGTAGCAACATCAATAACCAACGATTTACCTTTAACTACTGATAATCGTTCTAACCTCATACCTCCAACATAACCACTTATATCACACAGGGGCGAAACAAATGTTTTCATAGGAGTTAACAATACTAATTGATGATGAGCATCGACTTGGCGACGCTCAACACTATATACTGTGGTCCTAAAGCTTACACCCAAAAACATAGGGGCAGTGGCAACAATAATATCTGAACCATAATTCCACACTTTGTGTCGGTATTTAGCACCACCAGACACTGTGTACTCAACCTCATTATCTTCATTGAAAGTAAAACTATATTCCCCGCTAGTCTTACTGACTGCAGTCGGTTGGAAAGTAGATATAACATAAGTACGTGCATAATTTGCTAACAAACTAGGCATGTCCAAATAATAATCTACATCCATTATAGCTATAATCTGTCCGTCTTGTGGTTTAAAAGCAGCCACTTCAACATTCAAATCCTTTCCCCAATAATAAGACCTGCAGCCATCGCGTCCGTTCTTAACATCCGAACGCGATAATTGCAAATAATATGGTTTACTTCCCATTAAAACGCCAAACCTATCAACTGAACTAGCAGCGGCATTCCTAATAGAAGCTGAATGCGGATGGCTATGAACAGAAGCTTGCACTGGTTTAACAGTTTGAAAACTGATAAACAATGATCTGACTGTACTTGATTCAATTTCTGGTTGTTTAGTCCAAGAAATTAAATATGAGATGTAATTACTCATTAAATTGTTTCCTATTGGATTTCTACGCATTTGATAATGCACCCACTTAATTCCAATATATGCTGCGCTAGCAACTAACGTTCCAACTAGCGTATAAACTTTAACTTTATGTAAAAAGCCGTTCCATTTAAACGACTCAATTGGCCTAATAATTAATGGCCCTTCTCCCACGACGCAACCAGACTCTGTAAAATAAGAGCGTGTGTCATAGGAGGAAATGCTTTTAACAACTTGCGTTCGACTGAATGCAAACATTGTAAAAGCCACGAGGGTGGATAATTC